GAGATTCCATCAGTCTCAATTTCACTTCCGAGCAATACCAAATTGCAGAGCAGTACGTGGTCTGGGAGTAAAACATGGCGCTCGTATCCAAAACCTTCTCGCAGATCATCACCTTCACCCGTGCCAGTACGGCCACGTTCTTCAACTCGGCTGGCACGCTGACCTCTGCTGCGGTTGACGCCCCACGCCTGGACTACAACCCCAGCACGCTGGCGGCTCAGGGGCTGCTGATTGAGGAGTCGAGGACGAATTTGTGCTTGCAGTCTGAAGATTGGGGCAGCGCAACGTGGTCAAAGTCCGGATCAACGATTACGGCCAACGCAACGACCGCGCCCACTGGTACTACGGTTGCAGACAAACTGGTGGAGGATACGTCCACTGGCACGCACATTACAACGCAATCCATTTCGCTTGGCGGTTCTGTTGACAACTCGGCGTATGTAATCAGCGTTTTTGCCAAAGCCTCTGAAAGGACCAGATTTCAGCTATTTGACAACGCTCAGGCATCCTCTGGCATTACATCCTTTGATTTGTCAAATGGAACGGTGGTATCAGGCACAGGAACAATTACCGCTGTAGGAAATGGCTGGTACAGATGCTCGGTGTTCCCGCTGAAAAGCACGAGCATTACATCGACGCTGACAATCAGGCTGATTTCTACTGGCTCAACGACCAACTACACCGGCGACGGCACCAGCGGCATCTTTTTGTTCGGCGCTCAACTCGAAGCCGGAGCCTTCCCCACCAGCTACATCCCCACCACGACCACCGCGCTGACCCGTGCAGCCGATGTGGCTTCAGTGAATACGCTGAGCCCTTGGTTTAACGCGAGTGCTGGGACGATTTACGCGGATTTTGCAGGCAGGGTATCTGGAACGCAGCCATATATAACAATGCTGTCAAACACTGGCGAGACAGAACGAATTTATCAAAGGTACGTGAGTGGGCAATATCAATCCGTTGCTCGGGTTGCTGGTGTTGATATTGCAAGCGTATACAACTCAAGTGAAGGGTCTGCTGTAAACGCAAAAATTGCAACCGCATACGATTCGTCTCAATTAGCTACAAGCACTAATGGGCAAGCTGTTACTGGGCTTGCTGTAGCGTCTCTCTCAAGCGTTCCATCTGGTTTGAATAAACTTTGGCTGGGTTCATTTACAGGCTCGGGGTCTTTTGCAAACTGCTACCTCCGCCGCGTCACCTACTACCCACGTGCTTTGTCAGCAGCAGAACTTGCCTCTATCACCGCTTAAGGAGCACCCATGTACCACGATACCTTCCTGAAATTCGCTGACGAAGCCGAGGCCAACGCGGCGCTGTTCACCGAGCAGACCAACGTGCAAGACGATGTGGTCGAGACGGCGCTGGTGCCCAAGTACGCCGCTGTCGATGTCATCGGCACGATCTACAAGCCCACGGGCGAGATGATCCAAACCGACGAAGGCGAAGTGCCTGAGATGGCCCCGCTGGACGGTTGGCATGTCAACGTGCGCCACACCGACGAGGCCCCGGAGCTGGAGGCTTTCCGCGTGTTCCCGGTAACCCCGAGCAGGATGTGGGCCTAAATCATGGCTGACCAAAAAGTCTCTGACCTGCCGTCACTGAACGGCGTTGATGTCAACGCGGCGGACCTGCTGTACATCGTCGATTCTTCAGCCGGGACTGCCGGGTCGAAGAAGATCACGATGGGGCAATTTGACATCTACACTGCCGAAGTCGCTCAGACGCTGAAGAACAAAACCATCAGCGGTGCTGACAACACGCTGTCCAACATCTCGCTGGCCTCCAGCGTCACGGGCACGCTGCCGGTAGCCAACGGTGGCACTGGGGCTACTACGCTGACTGGCGTGGTCAAGGGCAATGGCACGTCAGCCTTTACGGCGGGTAACGTCAACTTGACGTCCGAGGTCACCGGCACGCTGCCGGTGGCTAACGGCGGCACGGGGGCGGCCACATTCACCGCCAACAACGTACTGCTCGGCAACGGCACCTCGGCCTTTCAAGTTGTGGCTCCGGGTACGAACGGTAACGTGCTGGCCAGTAACGGCACAACTTGGGTCAGCACAACCATAGCCAGCGCCTCGGACGTTCAAGTTTTCACCTCCTCCGGCACCTGGACCAAGCCTGCGGGCAAGACGATGGTGATGGTGGAACTATGGGGGGCTGGGGGCGCAGGCGCTGAAGGAAGTGTTGGCGTAGGAGCAGATGGCGGCGGTGGCGGCGGCGGGGGAGCTTATGTCTCTCGCGTTTTTCAAGCGACTGATCTTGGGTCAACAGTCACCGTCACCATTGGCGCTGGTGGTTCTGGCATGTCAGGGCCTTTAACTGCCAACAACGGTGGGCAAACCGAATTTGGCGCATCGCTTTTTGCATACGGAGGAGGCGGAGGCGGAATCAGCGGCGGTTCTACTGGTTACGGTGGCGGGGGCGGCGGCACAGCGTCGACTGCAAACAATAACGCGCCTGGAGAACCTTATGGGTTCGACACAGGGTCAGCGTCTAGTGTTTATGGCGGGTTTTCTGGAGGGAGGGGGAGTGTCGGGTCAGCGGGTTCACCATCAGGTTTTGGCGGTGGTGGCGGAGGTGGTTCACGTTATTCATTTGGCTCTTCTTCAGCCGGGGGAAGTTCTGCTTATGGCGGTGGCGGTGGCGGTGGGGGCGGAACCAATGCAAGTGCGGGCGCTTCTGGCGGCGGTAGATACGGCATAAGTGGCACAGGTGCTGCTGGCTCTGCTGGCGGCAATGGATCATCAAGCACCACTCTTGGTTTGGGTGGAGGCGGCGGCAGGTCAGTTTCTTCAGGCACTGCCGGTAACGGCGGAAGCGCAGGACCAGCAGGTGGTGGGGGCGGAGGTGGTTCAGTGGATGGGGCAAGTGGCACGGGCGGCACTGGCGGTGCTGGTGGCAACGGTTACGCCCGCATCACCTCTTGGTAAGGAGTACGACCATGCGCTACGCAATCATTGAAAACGGTGTGGTGGTAAATGTGGCTGTGGCAGATGCTGAGTTTGCTGCCGCACAAGGATGGGTTTCTTGCCCTGACACGGTTCAGATCCGTGACACCTACGACGGCCAGACGTTTACGCCTGCGCCTCCGGCTCCGCCACCCCCTCCCCCGCCAACTCCAACCAAGGAAGAACTGCTCGCCAAACTGCAGGAATTGCAAGCGCAAATTAGCGCGCTTACATAACACCTGCGTTGCTTGGCGCGCGGATTTTTAAGTGGTACTATCAACCGTACTGGCCCGATGACCAGGTTTTCTTGAGGCCCACACATGAGCCAAGAAGTCGCAGCGGAGATCGACACCGCATCAGCCGCACCGGAACCCACGGCAGTTACGGAAGCGAGTCCTGTTGAACAGCAGGGAACTGAGCCGGAAGTCGAACAACAGACGAAGACGTTTACTCAAGAAGAGTTGGACGCCATCGTCAGGAAACGGCTTGATAGAGAGCAGCGTAAGTGGGAGCGTCAACGGGCACAGCAGCCCGTAGGTGAGCAGCCTAGGCAACCACCGTCTGCAGAGCAGTTTGAATCGACTGAAGCCTACGCGGAAGCGTTGGCAGTTCAGAAGGCCGAACAGCTACTGGCACAGCGGGAGATGCACAAGCAGCACACCGAACTGCTGGAGGCTTATCACGACCGTGAGGAGCAAGCCAGGGAAAAGTACGACGACTTTGAACAGGTCGCCTACAACCCCAAGCTGCCAATCACGACCGTCATGGCTGACACCATCCGCGCATCTGACGTTGGCCCTGAAGTAGCGTACTACCTCGGCACCAATGTCAAGGAAACGGAACGTATCGCTCGCTTACCGCCCATCCTGCAAGCCAAGGAAATTGGGAAGATCGAGGCCAAACTGGCCGACAATCCGCCCGTCAAACGCTCAACGTCTGCACCAGCACCGATCACACCCGTCACCGCACGCAGCGGCAACAACCCGTCGTATGACACGACTGACCCGCGTTCCATCAAGAACATGAGTACGTCGGAGTGGATTGAAGCCGAACGAGCAAGACAGATGCGAAAGATGCAGGCTCAGGCAAATCGCTAAATTTGAAAGGAGCCCGCTGTGGCAAATAGCATTCTGACCATTGACATGATCACCAGGAAAGCCCTGGAGATTCTGGAAAACAACTTGGTGCTCACGCGCAACGTGAACCGCCAGTACGACGACAGCTTCGCTGTCGAAGGGGCCAAGATCGGCTCCACGCTGCGCATCCGCCTGCCGGACCGCGCTTTGGTGACTGACGGCGCCGCCCTGCAAGTGCAGGACGACAACGAGCAGTTCACGACCCTGACCGTTTCCTCGCAGAAGCACATCGGCGTGAATTTCACGTCCGCCGAACTGACGATGCAGTTGGACGATTTCGCGGATCGTGTGCTGAAGCCTCGTATCAGCCAGCTTGCCGCCAGCATCGACGCTGACGTGGCCAACGCGTTCAACAAGATCGGCAACTCTGTCGGCACGCCCGGCACCACGCCGGCCACCTCGCTGGTTCTGCTGCAGGCCCAGCAGAAGCTGAACGAGAACGCCGCTGTGATGTCGCCGCGGTACGCAACGGTCAACCCCGCTGCGAACGCTGGTCTGGTGGAAGGCATGAAGGGCCTCTTCAACCCCACCGACACCATCAGCAAGCAGTTCAAGAACGGCATGATGGGCACTGGCGTGCTGGGCTTCGAAGAAGTCAACATGAGCCAGTCCATCAAGCAGTTCACGACTGGCTCGCGTACCAACGGCACAACGGCGGCTGCAGTGACGACCGAAGGCGCGACTTCGATCTCGCTCACCGGCTTGGGCAGCACCAACACCGTTCTTGCTGGCGACGTGTTCACCGTGGCGGGCTGCTTTGCGGTGAACCCGCAGACCCGTGAGTCCACTGGCTCGCTGTTCCAGTTTGTTGCGCTCGCAAGCGTGACTGCATCGGGTGGCGCGGCAACGGTCACGGTTGCTCCGATGTACTCGGCCAACCAGGCGCTGGCCACCGTCAGCTCTCTGCCGGCCAACAGCCAAACGGTCACGTTCATCGGCGCTGCGTCCACGCAGTACCCGCAGAACTTGGTCTACCACAAGGACGCCATCACGTTTGCCACTGCTGACCTCTTGCTGCCGCAAGGCGTGGACATGGCCAGCCGCGCCAACCACAACGGCATCAGCCTGCGTGTCGTGCGTCAGTACGACATCAACAACGACCGGATGCCCTGCCGGATCGACGTGCTGTACGGCTACGGCGTGATCCGTCCGCAGATGGCTTGCCGTCTCTGGGGCTAAACCGAAACGGGGGCTAAGGCCCCCGTTCTGAACTTTATCTGAAAGGAACTCATCATGGCTCTCCCTAATGGCGCTGGTGGCTACCAGCTTGGTGACGGCAACGTCAACGACCCGTTCATTGACCTGACCGCAGATCCGGTGGCGGTTACCGCTACTGCAACCCTGACCCCCGCGCAAGTGCTGAACGGTCTGATCCTGGCCAACAACGGTGTCACCGCCGCGGCCCAGACCTACACGCTGCCCACGGTCACGGAGCTGGAAAACGTGCTGATCAATTCTGACCGGATTGGCACCACGTTCACCTTCCGTGTGGTCAACCTCGGCACGTCTTCCGCTACCGCGATCATCGCCGCGGGCACCGGCTGGACTGTCTCGGGTTCGC